CTTTCCAATAAGGGTTTCCCCAACCATCTAAATGTTTTTGTTGTAATACTAAAATGGTTTCACCAAGTTCAGGTTTACCTTCAATTGGTTTTATTCTTTTAACCCATCTTAATTCGGGTAGTGTTTCATTCCACATAATATTTATTTTTCGTTTTCAATTCCGTAGGCTTACATACCTACAACAATGTTTAAAATGCATTAAAACGCCATTTTACACTTATCATTTGCATTACTATATAAATGTTTAATCTATTAAACAATACTATACATATCTGTTTACATTAATAAACATTAAAAATAAACAAAAGGAAGGTTTACTATCCCTTTTGACATTATTTCAAATCTCATTAAGCTATTCCTTTCGTTTAGGATATATACATTGTTGTCTTTAATCCATAAGTCAATCTTGCGCCCGTTGTTATACCCTGATATGGATAGCTTGTTACGCTCGATATTAGTATAGACTATCTTGGTTCTTAATTTACCAGTCAATGATACTACTATTGAATCTTGTGAGATAGTAAGTAATCCATTAACTTTCATTGGTGCATTGCTTCCTAGCACATTAGTGTAGTTCTTTATCTCGTACTTTAAGTTAGGTACTGGATAGTCGAAGTATCTATGGCTAGGCAGTTGTCCAAGTAGTAATGTGCTTAGTAGTATTAGTAGTAGTGTTAATATTTTACTCATGGTTTCATAATTTATTTATTTTATCATTTAATCTTTTTTCTAAATATTTAAATTTTAGCCAATCTTCTATAATATCTTTATGTTTACCTTTAAGCCAATCAGGCCATTGGGGACTTTTAATATACTCAATATTTTTATGCTTATCCCACCAATATTTAAGCATTCGTTTGTCAAGTTCAGTATTTTCTATTATTTTATTATCGTCCATCTTATTTCTTGTTTATTGGATAAATTTGAATGAATAATAACTTCTATGTCAGATAGATTATCAACATTTAGTGGTACAAACCATCCTTGTAAATTATCATCAATATAATAGAAGTGAGTTTCCATAAGAGTATCTCTAATTAAAGAATCTATTTCTAGACTATCTTTTCTAGCTCTGCTTTCCAAAAAAGATATTTCATGTTTTGTTGTCATAATTATTTCTTTTATAAGTTTTTAAATCTTTAATATTATAAAAAACAGGTATTCCTAATTGCTTAGCGAAATTAACTTCTCCGTCTGCACCTTTAGATTCACCTGGTAGTCTTAGTAAAGCGTCACATGATTTAATCCATTCTAAATCCATATAAATCCAATCTTCATACGGTCTAGGATGAGCCATGTGTTGGAAGTGGCTATAAAGAGGAACGAAGGGTAAAAACCCCTCGTCCATCAATATATCCGCCATATCCATTTGAACCTTTACATTAACTGCCACATCACCTATGGTGTATGGACTTGCAATGTATACTTTCATAATTATAGTTTTAAGTTTTTAAGATATACTGTATTACTCATTCTAAATTCAACGTTGTCATCTTTACAACGCATTATTCTTTGTATAGTGCCTGCTGGCGTTGTGGTAGTTCTTACTAATTCTAAGTTAGTTCCTCCACAATCAGGACATGAATACTTTCCATTCCCTTTTAACGCTCCTACATGCATCATAGCTCTCATATAAGGCTTCATAGCATAATACATTTCTTCAGTAGATATAATATCTCCAATATTATAATCTAACATCTTCTGCATGTATTCTTTTTGCTCAGCGGGTGTTCCACTTTCAACCATATTCCACATATGTACGCCTTCATGATTTTGTTTTAAAGTAATACCTAAATATTTACAAGTAAACGCCATAGAATAACTTGGTAGTCTAAATAATCGTTTACTTTGTTTCATAATATCAAATGAGCGTACCATAGTATTAACATATAATCTATGTTTTAATGCTCTTGCATTAATCCAACGATTATCAAAACGGTCATTATTTTGACCTATAACCATATCTGCGGAATTGTATTCTTCTAGAAATCTTTCCATAAGACCTCTATCATCATGCGTATCCATATCCCAATGGTCTGTATGAACCTCATCTTCTCCTAGCCATTTCCAAGCTATAGATATTATTTTAGGTTCATCTTGAAGTTGACTATAATTAACATATTGTTTACCTGTCCACCATAGTTTAGCTTCAACTTGAGAAGTTTCTATATCATATATCATGAGTTTAACTTCTTTATTCCCATTAGGGGCCCATTTGTTTATCTTTTTTCTAATTTGTCTATCCGCACTTTGTGGGATATCCTTATCTATATCTCTTATGAAATTAGCAATCTCCGTAGAAGATTTACCCATTTCATGCAGTGCTAAGATAACTGCTTTATGTTTTTTTGACCAATTCATATCAATATATATTGTCGATAGATGCACTATTATCTAAATAGACGTAGATTATTCTATCTCTTTTTTGAGTAGATACATTTCTTCTTTTATGATATTTAGGTCGTCCAGTTGCGTCATGATTTTTTAGTTTTCGTAAAAAGTCATAAGTTAAATTGATAACCATAGATGTGGCTAAAGCAAAACCATTGCCTCTATCCGCATTATATCTAAGTAAGTATCTGATTAATAACTTCTCAAGGATATACATTTCTAGTTCATAATAAACTTCGTTTTGTATATCCTTGATGTTAAATTTAGAACTATGAATTATATTTCTTGTTAAATCAACTAAAAATCGTCCTAATTTTTCAGTCCATCTCCCTTGTTCCTTAGACTTCTTTGATTCTAAATCAAAAGTATGCTTGTCTATAAATACTTGATTATAATACATATTAATCTTTATATTTAAGAACAGCGGCATCCTCACATTGTAGAATAAAATATATAAAGTCTTCTAGTTCTTTTGTTGGGATTTCAGTTATTATTTTTATATTTAACAAGGAAACTTTATCATTGAATTTTACTAAAGAATCTACTGCATACGCTATCTTGGATAGAGTAATCTCTTCTAAGTTTGTTACAAATGAATTAGTTTCCTTGTTAACAAAAATTAAGTTATCGTAATTAGCTAATATATCAAATCTCATGTGTAGTTTTTTGTTATATTTACGACAATAAACCAAAAAGGTTACGTAAATTCCTAACTTTTTTAGGTTTACCTGTTAGACCACTCTCTTCAGCAAGTAATTTCTTTTGGTTTTTAATTACTGTTAAGACTTTTTGAGATTCTCTTTCTCGTTGTCTACTTTCTCTTAATTTTTCAGTTAAATCAGAAACTTTAACTTTAAGCGTGTCAATTTCTTCCATCGCCATAGTTAAATTTTGTTTCAAACTCTTTTGGATATCTCTATTATCCTTAGCCAATTGATATAATTCGGCTTTATTATATTTGTTTAATGGTTTTCTTATGCTCATCTTTTTATATATATAAAATATTGCCATTACTAGTTAATTTACCAAATTTACCATCTGTAACAACAGAACCGTTGCTAAATATAGTTTTATAATTTGCTAATTTAATAGTACCAGCGTTAATTATGTCTTTGTTATTATGAATGTGTCCAGATAAAAATAATTTAGGCTCTATTTGTAAAACTCTTTTTAATAAAGCATTACATCCACAAAATTCAATAATATTATCTCTGTTATAAGATAAATCTAATATTCCTTTTGGTGGGCCATGAACTACTATAATATCTGTATCATCTGGTATATTAACCCATATATCATGTAGTTTAGCTCTAGCTTTCATAAATGACCAATTTCCAAATGTAGGTGTAAAAGGGCTTCCCCATATTTTTATACCTTCAATCTCAATAAAATCATTTTCTAAGTATATAATACCTTTATCTAAAAAATCATCTTTAGTAATATACCCAGCTTCTATACTAGAATCATGGTTACCAGCAACATATATTTTATATTTTATATTTAAATTTCCAAACCATGTTAAAAATGCTGATACTTCTTGGTGATTTATATGTAATTGTTTAGGATTACTAGAATCTCCAGAAAATATAACAATATCTACATCGTCTGGCACATTAAGTAATTCATGATAAGTATGAGTGTCACTTATATGCCATATTTTAAATTTATCATCTTTCATCTTATATTTTATTTTATCCACACTTGCTATAACCACAACTTTTGCAGTTTAAGCATCCTTCTTCACGCACCAATTCTGATGAACACTCTGGGCATTTCTCAGATTGATGTTTATCGCTTGCGTATTTATTTAATACTCTCGCAATACTTTTACTAAATGCTGTAATATCACCTTCTGATTTTCTCAGTTGTTCAACAGCAAAATCAATAGCACCTCCATGTCTAAGCCCAAAACTAAGTAATCTAGTAATTACAGCTTCTTCTTTAGTCATTTTAGATGTTATATCTTCAATAAGTAAGTCATCTTTGATTTGTAAATTGTATTTTGACTTACTAACTTTTATTAAATCACCAACTGATGGTTTAATATTCCATTCATTGGGTATTGCAAATACTTCATATGGGTTACCATGATAAAGTCCTACAATCACAACGAACTCCTCTCCTCTATATTTTGTAATATGAATATCACAAGATAAAGATTTAGGGCGTTTAGGGGCATCTTTATATTTAAATGTCTCCTTAACCTCTGGATTTGTAACTAAAACTCCACTTCTAGAGCCGTCACGGTATACAGTTATACCTTTTAATCCAAGATTCCATGCTTTCAAATATATATCAGACACTTCTTTTTCTGATACTGTACTTGGTAAATTTATAGTTGAACTAATACTATGTGTAATATACTTTTGTAATATACTTTGTAATTCCACACGTTTAAGCCAATCTATGTCATTAGCTGTACTACCATACCAAGGCGAATCTTCAAAAAACGCTGTTAGTTGTTTATTATCTAATTCAGATATCCATTTATTAAAATGATTATCATCATCAAAAGAAATTCCATAATCTGGAGAGCTTTTTTTAATCCACTCTTTAAATTTAGGATGTAATACAGGATATTCAGTCCATGAATCACCATTATCATCAACAAAATTGACTTTAACATTTTCATCATTCGGATTAACCTTTTTACGTCTAGTATAAAACGGAGCAAATAGAGGCTCTATACCGCTAGTTGTTTGTGTTAATATACTAACTGTCCCAGTAGGAGCGCAAATGTTATGTATGCCGTTTAAACATACTCTCAGAGTTTCCTCTGAGTATCGGACTATATCATCATCCATTAAGGATGTTGGATTTTCGTGGGAAGGGTTATTGTTAGGCTCACCTTCCTAGTCTCTGAACCTTCTAATCTCTTTTAACCTAAGATTAGCTTGGCTGCTGATTGGCATGATTAATCACCAAATCACATAATTTTATAAAATAATCTTCATCATAATTTCTCTTCATAAAGTTTATATCTCTATGAACCCATTGAACATTTCCTTCAATATAACCAATGTTAGAATTTATCCTATCTAGAGATGCGTTCCACCCCTTATAGTTTAAATTTCCTTTATTGACAGTCATATTTGGTTGTTTTAATGTTATATCTAATCCTGATAATGCACATTTATGACCTTGTTTAATCATCAATGTCCATAAATTATCAGTAGTCATATAGCCATCATCAAACTCAATATTTCTCTTTAAAGCATTTTGACTTATCTTTAATAATTGTGTTTTACTTAAATCACCAGTACCTTGATGACCAGTACTATAACCTTTATGTGCTATTTTTTTAGATTTAACATTAGCTAAATACTTTTCTTTATTAGAACAAGCTCTACATTTTGTTGCTTGTTTAGATTTAAGTATATCAGCCCTTATTAAATGTTCTGTGTTACATAGAGTACATTCTACTTTGATATGTCCTCTATTACGATTTGATTTATCTTTTACCATATATACGCCTTCATCTATAACTTTATAGTTTCCAAACATGGTATCTTTTTTTATGTTAATTCTTTTTCCCATTTTGTGCTTTTACTTCTTATATACGAAGCAAACCCAAAAAGGTTTAATTAATTTTAGCTTTCCAGCAATTTATCCAATTTTTCAATACACATTACTGTGTAAAGCCACCATTGATGGTGCTCCAACTTACATTCCTACGCCCATATCTTTCCATTCTAGCATATTGTTGTGGAAACTCTTGTTGTAACATAGCATAAAAAGGATTATCCTCTCTATTTCTGTCCCAACCTTTAAAGGTTCCTCTTAGAATTGCTAAATCTGTAGTACAATCTAATTCAGACTCTAATTTAGCCTTCATTATTCCTTTGGCATATCTTAAAGCTAAATCAGAATCATATCCTACACCTAACATAGCAAATACATCTCCTAAACCCGTAAACCCTAATCCAGTTCTTCTTGAAGCTGAAGCAGTTTCACGGACTTTATTCCATAAATTAAATTCCACACGCTTCAATTCCTCTTCTTCGGGGTCATTGTATATTTTTTGGAGTATTCTATCAATGTGTTCTAATTCTAAATCAATTAAATCATCAGATAATCTCATTGCTTGATAATTAACTTGATAAAATTCATTAAAATCAAAATATGCCTCTTTTGTAAATGGATTTTTAACAAAAGCTGTTAAATTTACTGCAATTAATCTACATGCGTCATAAGGTTGCATAGCAATCTCACTGCATGGGTTTGTTGTAACTTGTTTAAATTGAGGATAACATCCATCTGGTGAATAATTAACCATATTATCCCAAAACATTAATCCTGGTTCTGCTACACTATGTGCAGATTTAATAATTTCATTCCAAACATTAGTTGCACTAGCTGATTGCACAAGCAACTCATTTCCTTGAGAAAAACTTTGTACATAATCAGCATCTTCAGTTACTGCATTCATGAAATCATCGTTAAGTTTTACTGAGATATTAGCTCCAGTTACTTGAGTTAAATCTCTTTTCATTTTAACAAAACTTAATATATCTGGATGCGTTACATCCATACTAAGCATTAATGCTCCTCTACGACCATTTTGAGCTACCTCTCGTGTCGTATTAGAGAATCTATGCATGAATGATGCCGCTCCAGTTGAACTCTTTGCTACATTGCTTGTAGGAGCTCCTGCTGGGCGTAATGTAGATAAATCAATACCTACTCCACCTCTTCGTTTCATCAACTGAGCCATTTCCTCGTCTTTTTGGAATATACCTCCATACGAATCAACTGGTTGACCTACTACGAAACAGTTAGATAAAGACCCTATTGTGCCTGAACCTAATTGACTCATTATACTTCCTTGAGGAACAATATACTTAAAGTCTTTAAACAATAAATATATAACTTCTTCTGTTAAAGTTGGTGAGATTTTACCATATTGTGACAGCGCATTATATTTTACAGCTGTTGTATCCAAGTTTGAATATTTAGCCTCAACTCTTGCGAATTGTTTAGCCATACGTTTATGCATTTGGTCATAATGACTTTCATCTTCTAATGCATACTTACTTTTCCAAACGGAGATAGCTAATTCATCTCCATTAAACATTTCTCTATCTACTATTTTCTCTTCTTCACGGTTATCCATACTCCAGGATTATTTTTATCTACTGTATAGGGTTTGTCATCAATCCATATACAAGTAGGAATTACACAATTCATGTCATCATCTTCTATAATATCAAAAGCTGTCATTAAATCAAATATGATTTGTACAGCATTATGAAAATCAAATCTACGCTTACTGTCTCTAACAAAATGAAAGCCCACTTCTATCGGATAATCAAAACCAGAAAACAAATCCCGTAGTTCGTCTACGGGAAATGTTATATCTCTAGTTTTATATCCTCTAACTTCTTTTTTGCTAGATGAATAGCCTTGAATGCCATGTTGTCTTAAATACTTCATCACAGTCTTTGACATAAATGACCCTTTTGAGGTATTTATACGACTGTTTTTTGAAGACGGAACATTGCCTTCAATAAATATCATTACAATTCTAACATTAGTTCAATTGATTCGATATCGTCGGCAGATAAACCTAATGTTGTATTATTAAGTTTAACTTTTTGAATGTTTCCAGGATATTCTAATTGTAAAGCTTCATTATAAGCTTCCATTTGAGTATCTCTAGCTTCAATAAGTGGAAGAAGCTCTGGATTGTTTCTAAGGGCTTCATATTCCTCTGTAGATTTAACGTCATGTTCTTTAATCATAGCGTCAAATTCCTCAGTAGGTTCAAATTCCTTATGAAACTTCTTATATTCTTCTTGGATGCTTCTGAAGTTTTTAACAACAGCTATACCGAATCCAGAAGTTCTAATACTTCTAATTGTTGGATTTATTAAAGCTTCTCCTAAGTCAAAAGCTTCCTTAAATGTAATAATTGATTTTTCTTCACTCATAATTTTGGTTCTATTTCTATTTCGTTTAAATATATGTTAATAAATGCTTTAATCCTACTTCCTAAAACGTCTTGTTCATCGACGTAAATGTTTAACTGAAAGGCTTTAGAGGCATAATCTTCAAGCTCCTCTTCTATTCCAGATAAAATAATTTTCATTAGGTCTTTAAATAGCATTATTAAAGCGTCTGATTCATCTCTTTCATCGCATTTTATTAGTGTGTATATAGCTGACGCTTTATGCACTAATTCTTCTACAACTTTATCTCTCATTATATAAGTATATTACCTGATGATTCATAGGCTTCTTTTGAATAAGAAAATGAATTATTTGCTAAATGCCAATCATATTCCTCAGCTAATTGCACATAACCTTTTCTTACTAATCGTCCTTCTACTTCTCTACCATCACGACCTTGCAATAACGTTTCATCTGTTATGGTGAATGTTATTGGGCATAATGGGTCTATTTTAGATATGTATATGTACTTAAATGGCTCTATACTATAGTCTGGGTAATTTTCAAATGCCCATTCTAATACTGCATCATGATACATTGCCGCTTGTATATCATATCTTAATTTAAAAAATTGTCTTATAAAATCCTCTTTAGCTACTGCGCCAGTTTTCAAATCTATAGGTACAATTTCCTTTTTATTGTGGTCTACTCTAATCCAATCTAATTTAGATTTGAATTTACCATTTTTCCAGATGATAACGACTTGTGGTAATAAGTCTACACCTTTTTCATCAGGGTTAACAAGATTTTTTGTAAATTCATGTTCACTTACTGATTTAGCCATTGTTTGAGCTACAAGATAAGCTTCAGAAGATAATAACATTTTATTCTTCTTAGACTTTTCTAATTTTAAATATTCCCATAATTGTGGAACATCTACTTTAGCTCTAAAAACATCTTCTTTTTTAACAGAAGACCATAGTCCTAACATTTTAGCTACAGCAATAGCCTCTTCAGGTGTTGCCTTTATGTTATTTTCTACCATAGCATCAGCAACTAAACCTAAACTTGCGGTTGGTTTAACGTTATCTGTTACTATGAACTTTTTATTAAAGGACTTCATGTCTCCTTGAATTAACTCTTCAACTGCATGACCTAAAATAAAATATTCAGCATCTGCATTTTCAAATGGTTTGTTTATACTTCTTGGGCCTTCTTTATCAAATTTAGATAAAGCACTGTAGCTTATAAGAGGTATATCAAAATAGTTTTCATCCTTCATCTGTCTTCTCCTTCTTAGGGTGTAAATAGCAAATTAAAATACCTATTAGTCCAAGTATAAAACCATAAATAAATCCTGCTAATTCACTCCTATTTTTAGTTTTCATAATATTTAAACCCCATATACCTAAGAGTATCCATATTATTAATGTTAATATTTCCATAATTATATAGTTTACGTATAAAATTGGGGAAGGTTTCACCCCTCCCCAAATATTTGTTAAAATAATTTAATTTTAGGCTCATAAGATGCATCATCTTGTGTGTCTCTTGAATATGATAAATCTTCTTCTTCCTTATAGTTAGAATAATATTCACACATATCTTCATAATGTAAAATTAAAGCTTCAGCAGTATTTCCTTCAGGATAAACGAATTTAAAGATTTCTCTTATATCTATTTTATCTGAAGTTGTACTATCTGATTCTGCATATTTTACCATAGTCATACACATAAGAAGCCAATAAATAATCTTATATTTATTCAATGTACCTTGATGTATTCTAAACTCTATAGTTCTAGATGGATAAAATATTAATGGTATAAGATTAACCCAATAATACAGTTTGTTATCGTAAAAGCATTTAACTTTTACATCTATATATTTCTATATAGCTCGGACTATGTCTTCACCCTACTTTCACATATAGGGGTTGAGCGCTCGTGTCACTTTACTGTCCGTTCTGGACTCCATGTGTTAGTCTCTGCACTTTCCTATTGTTCCCAATAGGCTTAGCTCAAAATTGTCATATATGATTAGATACTTTTCATACTTAGAGTTCTTTTGAATTCACTCAATTTTACATATAGATTGCTCTATAAGGTCGCTATTATGTTAACGACTAGAAATATCCCATTTATGGGTTCTGGTTTTATCAGCTATATGGGTTATATAATTTCCTTTATATTCATATTTACAAACTGAATTATTGTTAAGAAATGTTAAAATACTATCAAAATCTTTATGAGACTTTAATGGTTGTGTATAATTCTTTCTCTTAATCTTATTCACATTTGTAAACTTATAGTAAGGAAACATTCTATAAACTTGGTCTTGAATATTAACCATTAATGTATAAAATTTAGTAATAAATTCCTTGTTTGTTGGTACATTACCAATATGGCAATGCAAGGAATTTGTTACATCAAACTCACAAGTGTTTTTTAAAGTTTCAACAATTGGTATTAAGCTTGATATTTGTTTAAATGGTTTTGTCACATACTCATAGTTTCTAGTAGAACCATCTCTAGCAGGAACAAATCCTTGCTCTAACATTGTTTTACCAGGTACTACACCAGAACATGTTTCAATTTCAACACCATAAGAATAACCTAAACTTAAATCATCTATAGCAGTTTTCTTTTTTTCTCTCCATTTAGCAAACATGTATTTATTAAATTCATAACCATATTGTAAATTTTTATATAAAGAACTGTATTCACGACTTCTAAGTATGCTGTCATCTTCGTAATAAAGCCTAGTGTCTTTATCATACCTCATTGTTTTAGCTAAATCCTTAGTAATAAAACTAACATTTCCACCTTTAAAAACACCCTCTTCCCATTTATGATTAAAATATTTAGTAACAAGCTGTCTTCCGACATCCTTTATTATATATCGTCCTGGGGCTTTAGGCACTTTTCTTAAATGTTGAGCTAATCTTAATATTTGAGGAGGTGGGCTAAAATCAGCGACATATTTTTTGATATCTAAATCATAAAATAAATTTTTATCATCTTTTTTTAGCCATTTTCTAACTCCATTATGCATAACATCGAAGATGTCAACATTTATTTCAAAGTATTCACCTTTTAGCTTATAACAGTTAGACCGTAGAGCTTTTTCTCCATTAAATTTTACTACAGTATAATCTTTCATATTACTAATTTGTTTTCGATAAATTTACTAATATCTTCAATTAATATCTCAGCTGATTGATTTCCTTGAAATTGTTGAAGTTGTTTAATAGTATCACTACATGAATCCATAAATTCTAATGCTACATCTCTAACTTTCAAACTTTCTTCTTCAGTTTCAATTTCACCAAAAGGAAGTTCGTCATCGTTATTAGTATCATCGACATCTTCATCTCTATATAGTCTATCTAAAAAATCAGCATAAGCTTCATCATCATCAAGTTGAGCCCTTTTAGTTTTGATACATTTTACATTAGAATATCTAAACATATTTTCATCATTTGATATTAATTCTATACCATCAAAATGATATGTAAATAATTCTGTAACTAAAATATTAAGGTCATCTACATTTGTAACAATGTCGCCAACAGCAATTCCTAATTTATTAGTTTCACCAGGGTCAGTTCCGCTAGGCAATACAATTACGCTTTTATTAAAATCTAGTTTAGATTGATTACTTACTTCATCATCTGTTAAATCTATATCATATAAAAAACCGTAATTGAATATATACGTACCTCTATTATAAAATAAAGGTTCATATTCTCCATGGTATTCTGCTAATTCTCTTTTACAAAATACTAAATTACAATAATCATCCACATAATAAGGAATAGGTTGGTCAGAATATTGAGATAATTCTAATGCAAAATCTTCATTGCCAAATTCTAATTCTAATTCACGTAATAAATAAGAAAAGTCTTGGTATGATAAATTTACATCATCATCTACAAGAATACCTTGAATAAAAGTATATTGTTTAGCATTAGCATCAGGATAACCTTCTTCGTTTAATCTCAAATGCCCATTTGCTGGTATATTCGCATACCAATATCTACCTTTATTGTAATAAACTTTATTTCTTTCCATTAAATCAAGGTCAACTTCTTCATTTTGAATTTGACCATCTTCTAATGGGTTAAAAAATCCATCACCAGAATGAGTATCTACAGTCATTAATTTTTCAAATACTATAGCTTTATATTTCTCATTGTATTCGTCTAAATCGTCTATACTATCAATATTCGTTATATCCTTATCCTTTAATGCAGGGGAGTGATTATTGCAATCATCATAACAATCTTCATCATAAATATTATAACGTCTATTTATCATGTCAGCTAATGTTCCTTTATCATTAAGATGATTTTTATTGCCACCACTTAACTTCTTCAAACCACTCCCCGAATGCTTTTTTAGCCTTAGCTGTACGGGTTGGTCTTTACGAAGTAATTTATCAGTTTGCAATTGTTTTCTCTCAATATCCATAACATGTTTTATTTCACAATTATCACCAATTGAGATTGTAAACACCTTATTATGAGGAACTTCTTCTATAGCTTCAAGTTCTTTATCATCTAAAGTTACATTTTCAAGCTGTTCTTTTAAAGATGCAAAATAAAGACCTTCTTTCATTTCTACAACATGTAAAGGTCTTTCTATAAATATATCTTTAGCATCTTCTGCTCTCTTAGACGCTCCCTTATAAAAATACATAGTATTTGGGTCATCCAAGTATACAAACATAAGGGCAGCTGCTCCACGATAATCTTCTAATACTCCAAATTCTTTTTTTTCTAAGATTTTAGCTAGTATTATACTATCTGTATCATCATGTTCAGCTTTAACTCCATATTTTTTAGCCAAATCTAGTTTATTATAAATAGTACCGTTATGTACCATTACAATATTACCAAATTCTATTGGTTGTGCCCCTTTCATTGTCACGGGATAACCAAATGTAGGTTGCCTAGTATGACCTAAAAATACTGACTTACGGTTTAATTTTCTCCAATTAACATTTTGAGTAAATTCTTGAGCCTTAATGATGTCTTTTATAACTCCACTATTATTATTCCAAAGTCCTGTTGACTGCTTGCCTCTTTCCTCATTATATATTAATAATGATTTAAAGGCCAATAAATTAATTCCTGTTTTACTTGTTTTAGGCACAAAGGCCGCTAATCCACACATATTTATTTTTTTAAGTTTGTGTTAATAATTTTATTAGCTAATGATTTATTGTAAGTATTAATACAAGTAATCACATCAGCTTCCAATTCTGTTGGGAGTTTAATCCCTAAATTAAATAATTCAAATGCTTTTTCAACTCCAGCATATACACTACGCATATACTTCTCATCGAAAATCCAATAATTACTTAATGTTCGGTATTCAAATCCAAAATCTTTCATTCGGTATGCTCCTGCTTTCCCATACATTTTTCTTCTGTTAACATCTTTGTCATCTAATACTGATTGTACACCTATAGTGTAATCTAATAGTTTAATGAGCTCTATGCTATCATCTTCGTTATGTCCATCATAACCTACATGTATGTGTCCAGCAGCACTACGAAAGTTCCCATTCGCATCTGGAGATGGGTTTTCTTCTCTGGTATATGCTGTAAAATCTGGAATACATCCAAACGTCCTTGCTATTTCCGAATCTAAATATTTTGGTTTAAATTCAGCATAAGCTACGTCAGAAATATCACATTTTTTACTTTGCATATCTGTTTTAATATAATCTAGAAAGTCTACGTGTTCTGATACAAATGATTCTACATCTAATACGGGTAAAGTATTAAATTCAACCATTACATTATCTACTAAAACACTTCTACCTTCATCATCAATCGGTACGGGACACCATTTGTCTCCCTGTATAAGTTCTATCGCTGGAAAGAACTCTAATTTTCCATTAATCTTTTTTGTAACGAAAAGTTCTGGGTCTGACCCTAATGTAAAGTTCATGTTAAATAAAATTAAATCGTGATTTATTATATAAATTAATATCATATAAAGAGTCTGCTATAAGAACGTTTTTGTTGGATTCTTTTATAATCCAATAATAATTATTTATTATTAAATTACTAGAATCAATAAACCCTTCATTGTCTATACATTTAACATATGTTTTATCACTAATGTTATTATGTTTAGTTGATAAAATATTATAAACCTCTAACCATTTTCTCTGCCTAACTAAACTTTTTAGTTTTTTTATCGAAACAGGATGAGGTCTCATAATATTAAATGTATTTAAATTACTATGAAGTTTAACTTTCATTCTCCTATTTAAAAATTCTATAGGAGTTATATAACTTATTTCTTCATAATTGTGCAATTGTATTGGAGACATATCATTAAATGAAAAATTGAATAAATGTCCTAATTGAAATATCTCCCAATTGTCTAAATGAGATAAGTCTTTTCTTTTTCTTAAATTTAGTATTCTTCTTGGTAAATGTCTATAATGAGATGAATATAAATATCTAATCATACTTAAAATAAGTAGATTATAATAATTAGCCTCTGTTTCTTTAGACGTAAATCTAAGTATGACACACCTTTCATCTGAATCATGCATCGTCACATTAAATCCAAATACATTAATGAAATCAATCCATTTTTGTATAAAAGATTTACTTCTATTTTGCAAAGGAAGATAATCAAAATGAACATCTATATCTATTATTTTACCTATTATATGTTCAGGATTTAACACTATAGCTTTACCTACTATAAAATTACAACATTCTACAGTAGTTTTAGCCATTGATTTTATTTGAACCCCATCTTTATATATAGATTTTATAGTAATAGTTGTATGTCTTGTAGTTTCATCTTTCATTTTTTAGCTAAATTATTGTAACTTGTTATAAAGTCATGTAAATTATTTTCATGAGTATTCCCTATACCATATCTTCTTGTGTAAGCGTCATGGTCAAATGGAATATTACAATACTTAGATATAGCTTCTGTATATCTTCTATGTGTTGTAGTTCCTCTTTTCATACCAGGAGCAGTATTAACTTCTAGTACATAAAATTCATCATCTTTAGTTTTTACCAAATCAATAGCTGCAAAATCTAAATCTAAGGCTTTTATAGCATTTAATGAAATACTTATCATATCATAAAAATAGTTTCCATCTTTATCCCATAAGGTTAAATCACCTCTTGTAAATGACCAACCATTCATTAGATTCTTAACTTCTTTATTTGCTACAATTATACCTTTATTTCGCATTCTGTCTTTAGACATTTGGCGTTTTTGAACAATATCAATAACTTCACCATCAAATACGTGAACTCTATATTCTATATCAGTGTCTAACATAGACGTATAAAGATTACATTTAACCAATTGGTCTTCTGCTCTAGCTATAACAATACCTTTACCTTTTGAGGCTCTTGTTAAAGTTCTACAGAAAATATTTTCGGATAAATGGAATAGAGATTTTGCATTTTCCAAATCTGTTGCGAAAAATGGTACATTAACTCCATTTTTCCCTAATATAGTTAAACAATCAACTTTAGAAGATGCTTTTCTAACAGCTTCTGATTTATTCAAAATATCTACATTTTTTCCTTCTAATACAGGAATGTCTCCTTGAAATCCCCAATTTACAACTACATCATTCAATCTAGGTTTATAGTTTCTATCGGGAAATATTCTTAAAGTATTAAAATATTTTGAAATTGTTTTTGCGGATAATGAATTACGTTTATACGGTAATATCATTGGTCTTTTCCTATTCATTGTTTTTAATTTATTAATTTATATTAAATTCTGATATGTATGTTCTCCAATTTATTATTCCATCCGCTTCTATAGGTTTTGTATGAGGGTCTCTATTGAAAATATAAATATAGGCATCCCCAAATTTTGTTTCAATAGTTTTTTCTCTATACAGCCCATCATTTTGTCCAGGAGTTACTCCTTCTAACAATCTTATAAACTTCAAACATTCTTCTGATACAGCATATACTTCTGTGTATATCTGATTTCTAGGTTCTAAGGTTACTCCAGGAAATGCTCCAAGGTCATACATAGAAAATTCATCTTTAGTGATGTCTTTTCCTAAGAATACCGCTTCTCCTGTTTTTATAAACTTTCCTATTATTCTCTCATGATTATGTAAACCTTTTAATAATGAACCATATACTGCTACTCTTTGATTTAAATTATCCATAGTTTTCAAATATAAATTTATTTAGTTTAATATTATTTGGTTTATACCTTATATCCTCAAATGTAAGATATGGGTCATCAGGCATAACACTAAAATCTTCTAAAGTATTTCCTTCTGTCATTATATCCCAATAAAGTAGAACATACTCATGTTCATTAGTTAAAGAAAAAACAAATATGAATTTTGTTTCTTCAACATTATAATAATCCTCTTCAATTTCGAATATAATCTCATTAAATAATAATCTTTTTCTCCATTTTGATTCTCTATGATTATAACATATATCACGTAATTCTTTTATTTTAGATAATGCATCTGGGTCTTTATCCATTATGATGCATTTTCTGTCATAATAATTTAGTACTTCACTCATAATAAATATTTTAACATTCGTTTTGTTGCTAATTCGCCATAATCATGTCTAAAATCAGAAATATCTGTTTGCTCTTTTAAATCTGTTGGAATATGTATGTGTCTTAACCCATACTTTTCACCAAATTTAGCTGCATTAGATAATCCCGCTTCATCATTATCAAAAAATATTACAATCTCGTCGTACCTTTTCTTTAATTTTTCAAAATTAACATCAGGTATCCAAGATGATTCATTATTTGTACCTATGGCGTTATAATTTAATCCTTTTAATGCTAATCTATCTTTTCTAGATTTTGTTATTATAAGTAATTCCCCTCGTTTGGGGATGTCTTTTATACCATCAATAACTAAATTATTTAAATTAGTCTTCCATTTATTAATTTTACTAAATGGTTGGTATATTTTACGTCTAAAATAAGTTCCGTCAAAATAAAAGTCATAACAATAGGAATATTTTTCTGCTATAACAGAACCCCAATCGTTAAACCAATATGTTGAAATAGGAAAAGTTTCAGTTCCTAATTCTTTTCGTGTTATTCCATATGATAACCAATAGTCAGCATCATGTTGTTGCCAATTACGTCTAGTAACATGTAAATGTAATTCTCTAGCTAATTCATTTGGTGTAACATTTTCTACTATTTTAGATTTAGTCGGTTGTAATACAATAGGAGATGCTGAATAATCAGCAAGACCTAAGTTCATGTCTCTATTTACTACTCTTAATACATCATGAAAATCAATACCTTTGAGTTTCATTAGGAATTTAATCCAATTACCAGAGTCTCCTCCTCTCATATCATTATATATTACATCTCCTGTCTCAGAGTTAACAACTAACCCAAAGGAAGGATTGCTGTCCTTCCTAAAGGGTGAATTAGTTGCTTTCCCGACGTTTAATTCGGGCATGTAATATTTAAATATTTGATAAGGAGTCACTTTCTTTAATATATTTTCAAGTGTTAGTTCTTCACCAAATTTAAACATATTTATATAATATTAGAACGGCATATCGTCTCCGCCTTCAGATTCTTCATCATCATTTCCAAAAGCTGGAACTGGTGGTGGAGCTACATCTGGTTGAGCTTCACTTGGGTCTAACCGTTTAAAATCATTAGGATTATTCTTATCGAATTTCAATTTTGTATCTGCATCTGCTACAACAGGCATATCTGCGCCTGGTGCAATTGCTTCAACAAAATCAAACATAGGAATAGATGTACGGTATTTTGTTTTAGGGTTACCATCCTTATCTGTTCCTAAATACTCCTCTGCTTGTAGCTTTAATCGTAATTTACGACCTGACCACATAGAGTTTAATGCTTTAGCCATTTCATCTAAGCTTTCAAAGTTTTTATCAACTAAGATTTCTAACTTATTAACTGCTGAATGAATAGCCATAATTTTACGCATTGTAATCACTTGAGATTTTTCAGTAACATACAACTTTTGGATTGTACTGTTATCATCAGTATCTCCTGTAATTTTTAGATTAATTTGAATGAAAGGAGTTTTCTTTTCATTCGGAGCAACACCGCTCTCTACACTGATGATAGTTACGGAATTATTAATACCATAACCAACATACTTCTTGTCTTCAGGGACATTTTTAAAATCAAAATTCATATCTAATTTGTGTTTTTAATTTATTCATACTTATTAATTTTCTCCAAAATTGGAGCTAGGTCATTATCTACATGTAGTTCATCAAATAACCCCATTGGTGTTTTTGCTTCACGACCTGTACCATCTTTATTAGTTAAAAAGTAATATCTAGGCTTACCGTCTATAATTTCTACATCTGCAAAAAATTCATATGTTACGTAGCTAGGTATTTTTACTTTTTGTTCTAACAATTTTCCTGGTGTGTATAATGTTGTTGTTTTCACTCCATTTGAGTCTATCACTTCTTGGGTGTGCCCTATCATTACAATTGTTAGGTCGTCTCTATATTCGCCATCCTGTTCACTTGCAAGTAATGCATTATACGTATCCGTAGCTAATGCGTCCCATTTTGCGAATCCAGGAATCTTTGAATCCTTTCTAGTTCGATAGTTAAAATAGTGTGTAATATCCTCTATAATAACTGTCTTAATGTGTGGTGCTTTGGCATTAATGTTATCTAATGCCGCTTTTAAATTTATTAAACCTACTACTTTTGCTAAATTCTTATTTTTAGAATTATATAGTTTTTTAGCTCCTGCAAATGGCAAAGGCTTTGTATTAGGTGTTATAATAAATGTACTTTTTGGGTCTAGGTTTCTTAATGATGTAGATTTACCTGCACCACTATCTCCTATAATTAAAATATTCTTACTCATCTTTCTTTCTCTCTATTTTAAATAATACTTCCTGTATCTTTTTAGATTATCCATATCAAATTTCGTTGGGTCTTTAGGTAATTCAAATAATTCCCCAGTCTCACCCAAAAATAGTAATGGAAACACACCAAAAGCAGCTCCATGTCTATTCTTTACAATATTCAATATCAATAACTTATTACCAAATCCTATTTCAGTGTGACCTCCGTTAACAATATCTGCAACTTGAAATCCAAAGAACTTCGCATGTCGTTCTCTACTAGGACTCATCAAGCCTAATACAACGTTAGCTGCATCAAACATTCCCGCATTACCTTCTACTATGGTCGTTAATCATAATACGTTCTCTTGTATTTTAAAACAATCTTTTTTAGATTTAATCCATCTATTAATAGTACCTCTATTAACATTTAGTTTAACTCCAGCATCAGTAACACTATCATAAACAATCCCTTTTATGGAGCATTTATGAGCATTTCCTGATATTTTATCATACATTGGATTATTTTTACCCGATTTATCTGATATATTCCATCCAAATAAATCCATATTATAACCTTTATTATATGCTTCAAATTTATCAATATAAAATTGCTCTAATTGATATGCTTCTTTTTTATTAGAAGTAATTATTGTATCAATTTCAATTAATTCAAAATTTTCAATACCATGCTTTCTTATAGCCTGATGAAAATTAGATGTTGAGCCGAACCTTACCTTTCTTAAATGAGAAAGGTTACGTTTATGTAAAGTTTCAGAGGTTAAACCTATGTATACTTTATTATTGATTAAATTTTTATATTTATATATTATGTATGTTTTCATGTTTTATTATATACTTATGAACTGCTACATATTACTATGCAGATGAGACTATATCTTCACCCTAATAGGGCGGCTAGTGTTTCGAACCACTTGGTTCTACTTCCTTTCGGAATAGTCGTTACACTCATTTCTGAAATTTACGATAGTTAGGTTTGGACTTTAATGCCCTTACGGCCTCATAACTTACACCTGTTGCTTTAACTATCTTTTCATATATACCATTATGAATTCTTCCTGAAGCATGCTTAGGAGCTTCCTTTAGCATTTTTAACACTTCTTCTATTTTATCATTAGAATATTTAGACCAATTACAGTCTTCACCATATTTAGGTTTATTTAACTCTGTTTTATAAGCATGGGTTTGATTTTCACTATTGGTACACCATTCTAAATTAGAATAATGATTATTAGTTTTATCTCCATCTATATGATTGACTTGTAATCTTTCTCCTATTCTTTCTACAAAATACAAAGCTACTAATCTATGTACTGTTTTAGTCACATGTTGACCTTTATAATTAAACTGTACATATTTATAACCTTTATGATTTAATCTTTGTGTTAAAAGCTTACCCTTCATTGGTACTATATGACCTTGTGGGTATTTACGCTCTCTATCTTTACTTCTTACATTTCCATAGTTACTTACCTCGTAAGCACCATCGAACAATTCTATTGTTTTATATATTTCTTCCATATTATTAGCTCGGTATTAACCTTCTCTTATATTACTATATACGAATGTAGGTTGTCCACCGAATTAACTAGCTTTTCGATACACATTACTGTGTAAAGGGGCCAATTTTAACCCGTCTCTAAAATCAGAGTCTTTTGGTAATATATCGTCTAATTTAACCCTGTCTGTAGAGTTAAATCCCCGATTGAGCTGTTGTGTTACTACAAATGTGAAAAGGTATCTATTTCTAGCCTTAATCATGACATCAGCCATATCATCTATCATTTGTTTTCTACTTTGACCACTTATACATTTTACTAATGATATATGGTCAACTACTATAATAGTAACTTGTGATGGGTCTTTCTCTGTATATGATTTAAATACAGGTAATATTTTACCATCTTTTGTTTTTATATTTCGCTTCTCTATTTCACCATATTCCTCTGCTAATTTATTAACATAAGTACTAAAACTTATATGATTTAATGACATATCTAATATGGTTACTGCCTCTTCAAAGTCTTTAACATAGTCTTCAAAGTCTTTTGACTCTAATAGAGCATTGATATACCCATCTAGAGTATGCTCTGTCCAATGACTTAATAAATACTGCGCATCGACTAGTAATCCATGATATCTATGTATCCATCTAGAAGCCAATTCTGCGATTATTTGACTCTGTGGCATCTCAAGCGAGAAGTAATGTATCTTTAACGCATACTTCTTTCCTTTCAATCTCCAATCATCAAATACATTGAATACAAATAGTTCATTTGCAGTTTTTGATTTACCTGCTCCTGAACCTCCACCTATTAAATATAAGCGTTCCTTCCTCACTCCTGGAATAAAATTGTTAAATTTTGTTAAATTAAAAGGTATTCCCTTATTTAACCCTAACATTCCAGCGTCTTTCTCTTCTTTAAACTTTTTTAACATGTGTTATTCTCCTTTTTATTGGAAACCTAATACACTTGTTTCAGCGTCTTGAACATCTTCGTCTTTATAAAGTTCCCAGCTACGATTATTAACCCAAGTTTTCATATTATTCATATATTCTAACTTTTTAGTTTGTAATCTATAAGCTAATTCTTTACGCAGACCTTTTTTTATATCTAAATATGTGTTATGATTTGCTAAATGTTTACTTATTTTTTTAAATATGTCAATACCAATCTTAGATTCTGAGGATTTTGGCCTCAAAGCTCTTCCGCTTGGTGTTCTCGCTGGATACATGTTCCAGATTTCTTCAAATAATTTTTTAACATCTGACTTATTGCCAAATATCTCTTTCGATTTATACGTCAAATTCGTACCTGAATCATCCACATCAAGGAAGCCCTTTTCCGAGAGCTCCTTGATTTCATCTGGATGAATTTTATAAGGGTCTGTATTTTCATGTACAGACACTAAATAATAGTATTGATTTGGCGATAAACCATACTTTCGTATAAATTTATCCATCATCTCTATGCCTTCTCTTAATTGCTTAGTATAGCATTTAATACGGATGGTGTAAATTCTACATCCGCTATTGTTAAAGATATTTCATCATCAACATCAAATGCTTCATGAACAAATTTGTCGTCAAGAGCATACAAAAAAGGTCTAATTGTTTCCAATAATGCTAAAGGTATATCAGCATTTTTTGTTTCTACCATTTTTGTAATATTGTTGACACTGATATCTAAGTCTTTAAGATTTACATCTTTATAATTCTTAAAAACTTTAATAGCAACATCATCCTTTTTAACTTTCCAACAAGTGCTCATTCTAGGAGCTAATTCATCTGTAATTTTTGAATTAAACTCCTCTATTTCTTTTTTATTAGCTTCTGTAAAGTCTGTTTCAACTTCTATTAGATTATTACCAATATCGTTTATGGAAGTAATAGTTTCTTTTCTATAAACTATTTCTTGCCCTAATTCTTCAGTAAGGTCAGCAAAAGCTAATCCTGATACTACATCACCTACTTCAAAAGGTGTAATTTTTTCAAATAGTTCCATTAGCTTAATTCTTTAATAAATTTTTCATATGTTTTTGTATTCCAATTTCTAGCGTATTTATATTTTTTATCAGGATAAATAGGTACAACAGCACCTTCTAATCTAAAAGTATCATATACACTATTAAAAGTTTTATAATTAGATAATGTATCTAGTATATTAACCTTCCTCATACTACGTTTTGCATCATTATAATTCATATCACTAAAGTAATGACCTACAAAAGAAGGAACATTACCTTTATAATAACAATTTATAGCTATACAAAACCTTTGTGTTTCATTATATTTATCTTTAAATATACGTTTAAGATTAAAATAATGTTTTATTGTTTCTGTAAAAAGGTCTTTATTACACTCTTGTTTTTCACCATTATCATATTCTCCTTCCCATAAACATCTTAATATAGTAGTGAATACAATTAAGGCTCCATTATCATTATTAAAATCTCCTGTAGTTATATAAATATTATCATCTTTAGAAGATAATCTATAATTGAACTTAAATCCCATTTTTTTCAAGTCACGTAAAAATTCTCTAGTTCTAGACATAGAAAAAATTCTTTTTTCCTTTTCTATTATTATTTCCTTTTTACCTTTCGTATACCTAGACAATAAAGGAGCAAAACATATTTGGTCGCTATAAGTAGTATATTCTCCTCTATATTTAGTTCTAAATGAACATGATGATGCCATAATTATAAATTTTTAATATACATCTTTAATGAACCTGTTTTTGGATACCCAACTCTTCGTTCAAATGTATGTTTATTATTAAATCCTAAAGACTTTAAATTCTTCTCCAATATATCTTCTCCTGGAGATACTATCACAAAAACTGATGTTTGTCCATTACCTGTAGTTACACCTACTTCTTTATTCTCAAGCATTTGTTTTCTTAATACTTCTACAGCATATTTTAAATGAGTTAATGGTGTACCATTGTGCACATCATTAATTTGGCATAATGCACAACATGCCGTTGTTGTTTTTTCCATAGTTATTTAATTATAAGTTAATAAAAATGAGGATATAAGGGTTCCTCAACCCCAGCCAATCAATTGATTGTTACTCCGATACGGCTCTATTATTCTATTATCCAGGCTTTCACGGCTATCCTGTAGAATTTAGTCTAATATATTTCATAATCGTTTGAATATAATTTATGACTAATGTTTGCAAATCTAAACGTCCAAGAGGAATCATCATTGATACGAAATCTTAAATCATCTAAAATTGAAGCTATCGTAACAGTTTTTCCAAGGTATATATCCATGTCTCCACGTTTATTCCAAGTTTCTGGTCTACCTTCGTTTTTTAATACTACTACATCGCCTACTTTATATTTCATAGCTTAGTATATATCAAAGGTTTCATCAAAATCATTATATTTCTTAAAACCTTTGGCGTTAACATCTATAGTACTACCTACCTTTGGGTAACTACCATTTGATTTTTCCAATATTTTACATCGAAGTACAGGGTCTTTGTTATCACTCCAACCACCAAAACTATAAGGTTTATAATATCTTACAACTTGTAGTTTTAGTAATGGTTCTAAATATTGACCTCTAGATTTTTTAAATAGCCCATTTGGTTTAATAATATCGTCTTTTTTAAATAATTGCTTTTCTTCTGTCATAATTTAAAATTTTAAAATAGCCCCATATTTCAGAGGCTATTTTTAATTAATATTATTGAGATAATAACTCACCAATCTTACTTAAAGATTTAGCCAGTTTATCTTCTGCTGACAAGTGTTGTTCAACTTCTTTTTTGATAGCATTTAGCGTATCTAAAGCTTCTTTGTTTGCTACTACTAAGATTCTACTCTTAATATCATCAACCCAAGCTTTCTCTGTTGAACCAGCTATCTTAAATGGTGGTGTTTTTATACCTTCAGGTAAAATAGCTTTAGCTGATTCAGCATATGCTCTTGCTTTTCCTACTACAGAAGAATGAGCCATAATAAGAATATCTGTCTTATTAATGTTTTTAATATAACCAAAACCAGGTAGTTCACCTGTTGTTTGTGGCTCTTTAGGCATTCCTCCTCTTAATTTAGAAATCTGTCTGTTAACTTCTTCTAATAATGCAGGAACATCAGATTTTGTCATGTTTGCTAAATCCCATTGTTGTTTTTTAGCTACTTCATTTTCTTTTTTCATTTTTAATTTGTATTTAATTATTAATTAATATGCCCATCGGAACTTGTAATTAAATATGCCATTTTATGATGAGCTATGTTTTTACCTTGGTCTCGCCAAGTGATATCATGAGCAAATAAAGCTTTTTGTATAGAAATACCATGCTGCTTGTTTTTAATTCTAATTTTACATTCAGTATATTTCATAAATTAATCTTGATTCATCATATTGTCTTCGTACTTTTTCTTCAAAAAATATTTGAATCCATTTTAGTCTAAGTTTTTCACCCATAGCAACTAATTTATGATTCCTTAAATATTTATAAGCATTATTTAAATGGTCGTCGTCCATACTAGTTACATGAATTTTTTCTCCATTACTAGTAATCCATATTTTTCTTTCAGCATAAGTAGTAGCTTTCATGATATAATTTGCATATTTCCTATACCATTTGCTTCGGCATAGATAAATTTGTTATTTAATTCTATCATTTCTCTTATATCCTTTAACCTTAAATAATAATAAGGCTTTTCTGGATTTTTATGAGTTAACAATACTATATCTGGTGTTAATACAGGTGACCATTTATAGTCAGGGTAGTGCATTTGCATGAATAAAAATTCTGTAACCGTTCACAGAGCACCGCATCTGCTTTGTTGTCGGGCACTTGAAGTACAAAAGTACGTCTACGCGCCCGACACCTTGCATCTGCGGCACCCTGTAAACGGATACAAAATTTTAATCAAAAACTTAGAAAAAATGGGAGGAAAAATGAAAGGATCGTTGGCCGTCAAATTAAATCAACCCGAACCGATCGAT